TTGATTCAGAGGATCTAAAGCAGATCTATCTACTTCAAGATAATAGTTATCAACGTTAATTTCATCTACAAGTGTTGGATTTGTAGGAATTGTAAACACTGTATTAATACCAGAGAGAGAAACACCGTTAGATTCATAGGTCTGAATACTTGCACCTTCATCATGAGGGAGAGCAGTGGTATTTAAAACACCTCTAGTTAAAGTAAGTTGACCTGTACCTAGAACATAAGATACAATCTCTTCCTCAATTAATGCCTCTCCTCTATCAGTTGCTATTCCTTGATATCTAGCAAATGGTGCTGTATTTGCGAGTGAAACAGTCGTGCTCTCTGCAGTCAATGCACTTGTTGAAGGAACAATTACACTATCAGGTTTAACATTTCTTATGTCAACTTTATTTGTGGCACCATGATGTGCGTGGTTGTATTGAGTAACCTCAAATACATTACCAGCGAATAAATCACCATTTTGTGTTGAATCACCATTAACAGTGACATTTGTAGCTACTGTTCTGGTATCATTGTTTGCACCATATTGAATAAGTGTTTCACCATTTGTAAACTTATCACCCTGAACATCTGTTAGATAAAGAGTATCAAATGTAGAATTAATTGAAGTAACTGTGAATTTAAATCCAGCACCTCTAACAACTCCACTATGAGTATTATCTAAAGTTAGTACATCACCAACTTGATATCCAGTTCCTGCGGCTTGTCTACTTACACCAGTAATTACACCTTCGACCCCTCCAACCGTGGATACTGTAACTGTAAAAGTTGCACCACTACCACTACCTGTTAAAGAAATAGTAGGAACAGTACCACTTACACTATATCCTCTTCCATTTGTCACAATCTCTTCAGATGCTATACCTGAACCCTGTCCTTCAATAATACCTGTGATACTTTGATCCTCTGGTAAATTAGCAGCACCTGTGCTTACCTTTCTACCAAGTGGGAATACAGAATTTGTTCTTGTACCAGAACCTGTAATAGATACAATGAGTTTTCGAGGTAATGTACGTAATGGGTTTGTAGGTAATACTTGACAATTTCTATTACCTGGTTCAATTGGTGTATTATAAAATCTTACATTACCAGAATTAACAAATTTTGCTTTACGTAGTTTGAATGTTAAATCTTGGTTTTGGCTTGGTGTCCAAATTGTACCATTCTGTGATTTAAATAAACTACCACCAATGTACTGCTTAGAAACAATAACGTTCTGAACATCAGGTAGTTGAGTCGTCTTAATAGACTTCTGACCCATAGTTGATACCCACATTTCATATTTGTCAGATTGTGGACATAGGAATATCAATGCATATTCCTCATCTGGTGGTAAGAATACTGGAGATGGGAATCTTATAGTTGTAGGCACTGATGCATCACCTGAGATATTGATGTCTTTAGGATCTAAGACAACCTCAGTAAAGTCCTGAACTAAGTTGATTGTTGGAATACCTAACTCAACAGTTGCTAGTTGAACTGTTAATTTAGCAGTTTCATCTTTCTGAGCAAAGTAAACATCAAATGATGTTAGGAATGCTCCTGATCCATCCACTGTGAATGTTTGTGCTAGAGGATCTTTCCTTCCTCTTCTCCTTCTTCTTCTCCAATTTCTACGTCTTCTTCTATTAATTACTCTTACAAGTTGCTCACTCCTTTGTACTTCATCAGAAGTTCTGACTTCAATTTCATTTTCCCTTTGTGGTGGACGAGGTGGATTTCTTACTTGAACAACATTGTTTTGTTGTGTAAGAACTGTACCACTTCCAAGGTAAGTTCCACTTGCACTACTTGATAATGCAGCACTACCAGGTATAGGTAATGTTCCATCAGCGTTTGATGTAACTCTAAATGTTTTTGTACCAACTGTAAATAAATTTGGTGGTTTTGGTGTCACATTAGCATTTCTAAAGAAGAATGCTCCGATAAGATCACCCCAGTTATCTGAGTTAAGGTCAACACTCGTAACTGTTGCAACAGCACCACTTGACTGACCAGTTATTTTTGCACCTTTTACAATATATCCAGAATATTTTTCTAAATTCGCTAATCCATTTACATCAACATTAAAGAGTCTTGATGTAGCAGAGTAAGTTGCTGATGGTGCTGGTCTTGCACGATCATATGGGTCAACTGTGTATTTTTCAACATTTGCAGAGGGTGATCCTAATCCTGCTTGAAATTCAGGTCTACTCTCATCACCAACTTTATGATTTGGTTCCTGAGATCTCATTAATCCAATTTGAGTCCCATTTAATTCAACTTTAACGTCCTCTAATATACTAAAAGTACCTGATAACATTTCAATCTCAACTAATTTTGGAACAATATCAGGAATTCCACTATCTAAGAAATGATAATGTCTTGTAAATGGTTTTAATCCACTTGCTTGGAAGTAAACATTTCTAGACCTCATAAATTGGTCAACAGCTCTTCCAGTTATTTTTGTGCTTTCTACATAATCTCTCTCTTCTGAAGGTCCGACTAATGTATTAGTAAAACTTCTTTCAATCCTTCTTGTAACTCTTGTTCTTGTCTCTGTAACTCTGACTTGGTGAAATATTGGTCCGTGGAAATGTCCTCTCCTTCTAAAAATACCAAGACCCCAACCTCTCCTTCCTCTTCTAACTAATCTATTTTCCAAACGAGTATGGGTATGTGATCTACCTCTAACTGCAGTATTTGAAACTATATTAGATTGTTCTACCCATCTTGCACCTGTTGATTCAGTCCTAACGTTATTAATATAAACTGTTCTTGTCCAATTATCAGATGGAGGATTTAATCTAATTGTACCAGCAAATGCGATTACATTAAATGGGTTTACATTTTCAACACCAGTTGCTTGTGGATTTTCAATCCAATCGACTTCCTCATAATCTAATGTGATAAAATCTCCAGTTTTCTTGCAATTAGGATCTAGTAATCTTAAATTAGAACTTAAATCTGCAGTTTCAACATTGATAGCTGGATCTAAAGCTAATTCAGGGTTCATCGACCAAAAATCAATTGCACTTATTAATTCTTTTTCTGTAGTGTTAATATCGCATCTTGAACCACTATCAGGTGTGAAATCAATAAAATCTCTATTTTTGAAATCATTTACAACAAAACCACTCTTAAATCTATTCAAACCATCTTTATCTTTTACTTGGAAAGAGTTTGTATCTAATTCAAGTGCACTTAATGATGTAATTTGTTCTAGATTTTCAATTCTTTTTTCAAGATTTGCAATATCTCGCATTGTAAATCTGCGATTATCACGCATTCTAATCTCAGGTTCCAGTTTAGGATTATACAAATATGGTGGTAGAATGATTGTTGCTATCTCCATCGCACTGGTATTGCTTGCTGGAGCAACTGGACTCTCTGCTGACTTACCTTGTATAATTGTTACTGTTTCGTCTTTGTCAATAACTAACTTATCAACTCTACCAAGATAATAACTATATCCAATTAAGGAACTTTCACCTGGTGCGATTACAAATGGTGTATTTGATTCAAAGGTACGACTACTAAAAGCAAATGGTGATTTCGCTGTTCCATCAGGTATAAACTTGTTAACTCTGGGTCTAAAATCAATAATATCTGATGCTGCTGATTCTCCAATTACTGGTAAATCTTGAGAGTATCTATCCTCTCCATATGAGTTAACTGTAAATACATCACCACTATTACCACTCGCAACTTGATATTGATCAAATATAATTAATAATCGTTTTGAGGGTACTGCGGAACCTGGATTTCTCAAAATTGATGAATAATCACAATACTGCTCTTTGTGTCCTTTATCTAGAGTATAGTTTTCAGTTCTATCAATATAATTACCGACATCTACACCTTGTAAAGTAGTTTCAATCGCAGATTCTTTAAAGTTAACAACCTCTCCTGGTTGGAACTTACTATCATTCAAATAAATGAATGTAACATCATTTGCATTACGATCAACTAATTGACCTATTGCTCTACTATCTTTTCCAACAATCAGTTCACCAACGATTGCATTTGTATTTAAATCTAATCCAGAAACAAATTTTAATTTATCTAATACTGGAGCATTAGTATCTTTTGATTCAAGAACTGCTACTACTTCAATAACATCAGGAACGTTTAATGATATTTCATCATCTTCCACTCTTAGTCCATATGCAGAACTTGGTTCTAGCAAACTTGATAATGTAGAAACTCCAACTGTTCTAGTAACTTGAAGTTTTTCACTTCTTACATAATTTTTAGTTTTGCTGGTAAGACCAAGTTTTTTAAGAGTTACATTTACAACAGCACTTCCACTTGGTTCCTTTAAACCACTAAAAGTAATAACATTTCCATTGTTTGATATTTCAACCTGATCATCAGTTAAAGGTTCTGTTGATCCATCTGGATAATGAATTGAATATCTTTCTGCATCAAATGGTTCAAAGAAAACACTTGTTATGCCAGAGGATGTTTGTAATCCCACAGAGGATGATAATTGAATTGTATTACTTTGAATATTAGTAGGACCACCTGTAATTTGTTTGTTTATAATTAAATTTGAATCTGCAAGATTTACATTTGAAATATTTTGTTTTGGTAATGGTGAAAATATTCCAGCACCATCAACATTTTGAACTATGGGTGCTACTATTCTAAATGGTGATGATGTAGATACACCTGAAGCAAAAACTTCACCTCTATTAACTCCTGTATGAACACCAACAGCACCTAAAGTAAGTGTTTTACCATCAGTTGAAATATCAGTAATTTTATTATAAACTATATCATCAAAATCTCCTCTTTGATAAGCAATTATCGCATCTGTATGAATACCAACCTTTGCAGCAAAATTTCTATTATTAACTGTTGCAGTGTTACCTGTTACGTTTAGTTGGTCTGTTAATGAAAATCCTGATATTGTTTTTTCATACAATACCGTGTCTGCACTAAAATTAGATAATAATCCAGAGTTCAACGCATCTGAATCTTGAAAAACTGATTTTATATCATCAACTGTATATGCAACAATATCTTTGATTGAGACATCAGCAATTACTGATCTTTCATTTATAACTAATTGCTCTCCTTTTATAAACGTACCTGTTGTCTCTGATACTGCTATTTCATTCGCACCTGTTGAACCAGCATCCATAGCAGCAAATCCAATAGCTCCACTCGCTTTACCTCTAACTCTAGAACCTTTAATAACATCTCCATTAGTAAATGTATTACATTTTAAAATTGTAAATGTTTGAATATCATACAAATACAAATCAAATTGAGTATTTGATCCACTGTATGATGCATCAGTCACGTTATATGAGTATACTCTTGCTTCACCTATTCGACTACTAGCTATTTCTTCATTGATAGCTGGACTGTCACTTCCACTTACCTTACGTGATTTACTTAATCTGATTACATTTGCAGTTCCTCCACCAATGTTAATTAATGGAGTTCCCTGTACATTATTAACACGAAGTAAACTTCCCATTTCAAATGGAATAGATGCAAGATTTACTGTTTCAGTATCTCTTGGTTTATCAACATCAAGCACAGTTGTGCCTGGTAAATCAACATCAAATCCCTTAACGTATGCACGACCTGGTGATAGTTTTACACAGAATATATCATCACTTGGTATATTTCCTTCATCAGTCAGTCTATTTTC